AGGTCCTTCACCAAATGTAGCAGTACAACTTTTGTATTTTACTACTGTTAGTTCCATTCCTAAATGATTACCTGGAGCAATGTACAATTTTTCTTCTGCAAACTGATTGAATACAAAATATCGAATTGTTCCATCAGCTAAGATAACTGGCATCATACCAATGATAAACACATCAGAACGTTTCTTTGTCCAATAACTCAATGACACTTCATTATTGATAAATACAGCCATTTTGAAATCATGTGGATTTTCAATATCGAGTTCAAAAATAGTATTCCCATCTTTAAATTTACGTTCATAAGAAAGAACTTTCAATTTGAACCGTTCGCATTTACATTCGAGAAAGATACTACCAAGCTCAATGTCATTTGACATGTGATTACCTTTCAATACTACAAAAGCATTTTCAATATTTACGTCTTTCATGCTATTCATCCTTTTTCATCAATGAATCAAATACTCCTTCTTTCAATAAACCTTGTTCACTCATTTTTATAACGAGTTGAGAAGCAAACATCATATCATATCTGTTTTTCATTTCAACAGAATAATTATTAGCAAGTTTTTCAATCAATTCTTTTTGACTATTGTAATTTGAATTATACTCAAATTTTTCAGCAATATATTCTGCAACACTAATCATTGCCGAACTTCTACTTGATTTTAATTTACCAGTTTCAATAAAATCAGCAGTTGCTTTATTTGCCATTGCATCAAATGATTCAATAACTTTTTTACTTGCAATTTCACCAACTAATCTTACATGTCCTTCTAATAAATTTTCTGTGATTTGTTTTGAAAGACTTTGTATAATTTGATGTTTTATTTCATCAACAATATAAATATTTTCAATCCAATTATCTTCTATTTTTACAACAAATTCCATAATGATATTTTTAAAGATTATATTCTTTTACTAAGAACTCAGACCAAGCAATGTTCTGTCCAATAATATTTGGAAAATCAGTTTGCCCGGGCTTATACAATTCAGTAGAGATATTGTAGATATCCCACAAACTCATATTCGTAGAATCACGCTTAATACATTCCAATAGATAGTTCTCAACAAATGTTGAAATCTGTGTTTGATTAAGAGGATAATTTCTACCTACATTTGCTTCAAGTTTCTTCAATGATTTTTCAGAAGAATCTTTTACAACACGTATAGTATTCAACCGGCCAATAAGCGCCATAGTATCGTTGTAAGACACTTCAATTGCTTTCATGCGCGATATTACCTTTTGGTCATGTGAACGTTGCTCAGTAAAGTTCTGCATCCAATCATCAATGATTTGAAATACTTTGTCCAGGTCTTTAATCTTGCCATCTCCACCATAAGTAGAAATCATTCTGTCAGCTGCAAGAATACATTGGTTATGACAAATCTTTACGTTAGGGCCAATAGCTATCTGAATTCCATCTTGGTGAAATGCAACTGCAAGACCGGTGTTCGTTTCATCATCTTCCAAATCATTAATCCGGATAGTAGTAAATACGCGACGAAGAACATGCGCTTGAATAGAATTATCTCCATACTGAGCTTCTAATTCTTTTGATACTGATACACCATCACGACCGGCCTTTTTGTTGTTAGCGGCAAAGATTGACTCAATATTGAAGTTGATATTGTTTTTTGCTATTATAGCAGCAATACGTTCAATAAGTTCATAGTGATAGATACCATTGAAAGAGGGTTTACCATCGAAGTTTTTTTCATGATATGTTTGTTTTAGAACATCAAGTTCCATTTCTTGAACATTGTTTGATTTAAAATCGAATATTTTACTCATGATTTATTTTTATTATTGAACCTGTATTACTATCAACTAAGATACTTTTTACAGTTTCATTTGATTCATTTTTAATTTGAATAAATTTACTTCCTTTTGTAAATTCTAGAAGTCCTTTTGATACTGCATCATTTTGAAATGTGTTTGATTCCCAATATGAATAAAACATATTTCTAATTTCATCCATTCCCAATCCATCTTTAAAAAGAGAATAATTAATTTCTATTGCATTATTCATATTATATGAACTTGAAAATTATCTTCACAAGGCTCTAGGAACCCATTACGTCCATCTTCTTCCATATTACGTAGAGCAAGACGTTTTGCACATTCACGTTCTGTTTCATCATTTGCTTTACGTTGACGTGCTTCTTCATGAGATATGTAATACACTTTGCTTACTACAATTTTATACGCGTTTTCCATTTATTTATTTTTGATTTAATTTCCATTCATTGTAACCAAGGTTGAAAGCAACCGGATCATTGTCTTTTAATAGTTGTCCATAGTTATCTCTTCTCTTTCGCATTATGCCGGCAATGATAAATTCATCATCCCCGAGAGATTCACCAAGCTCATTCAGATACTTTACGTAATCCTTTTTAGTATTAGGAAAACGTTTTGGTACATTACCATCAATCTTACTCATTTTCTTGTCTTAAAAGAGCATCTGCATATTCAAATGATAATTTTGCAACATCTTCTGAATGTATTAAAGTATCATCACCTCTAAGAAATCCTTGCATTGCCATTGTAGCAATAAATAATCTTTGAGACATTCCAAGACCATATCCTAATGATGGACAAATTGGTTTTTGTCCTAATTTTTCTTCTTCCATTATTTTTGAGTATTTAATTCATTAAACTTCATAGTACCGAAATCAACTATCCATCGTTGGATAGCTTTAGAGTCGTCAGACATATCACCATCTCTATTCTTTGCTACCTCAGCAATAAGCATATTCTTTAAAAGCTTTTCTCTTTTTACAAACATAGAAGTACCATTTGAATTGATACAATTGATATCCGGAAGAGAAGAATGCTTTTTGATAAGATCTTTATGCATGCCCGGGTTATTCAATAGAATAATACCATTGGCAACATCAGCAAAACGAGTGGTTCCTTTCATGTGACTAAGCTTAGGACGATAGGCTTCTTCGAAATTATTCTTACTCTCCATTTCCTTTGTCATGTGGTGCAAGAATATCACAATAGCTTTATGTCCTTTCTTATCGGCATTGTTTACGATAGCGCGAATGCTGGCCGCAACCTTATCTTCAATTTGAATTTGGTTGGAACCGGCTGGGCTGTTATACAAATCATCAATAAGCATGATATTGTCAATAATCAGAAAACATACTTTCTTTTCTCTTTTCTTTATGAATCGATTGAAAGTACGTGATATGGTTGACATTGTTTCTTGCTCATTTACAAAATCTATATCATACTTAGAAAACTTGTTTATCTCTCCTGTAACGGACTTTAATTCGTCATTGGATAGTTTGTACCCTTTACCTTGCATTTGTGCCTCAGTAAGTCCTGTTTTCTTTGCAGCGAACAGTCTAATGATCTTTGTATCGCTATCTTCCATTGAATACCATAGAGCAGCTACATCTTCCGGATTGATTTCAAATATCGAACGCATAAGTTCAATAAGAAATCTAGTCTTACCGGCACCACGTGATGCTGCTATACCAAGGATAAACTTTGGAGCAAGATATACATGTTCATCAAGCAATTTAAACCCAGTTCTAAGGTATGAAATATCTTTACCACTTGAGTAGTTCTGAATTTCATTGATAGCCTTATCAACTGAGTTCTTCATGTGCTTAATCTGTTTATCATTGAAGTTCTCAAATATCTTTTCTAACTCTTCATAAACACGTTCATAGATTTCTTTAATATCTACATCGTATTTGTATAAGTTATTGATTTCATTTGAGAACAGTTCAATCATAGTACGTCGAACATACATTTCAAATATCACATAGCAATAGTATTCCAAGTTTTGTTGTGAATGAGGTTCACCGGCAAGTACTATTATTGCATATGGACCACCTACATCATCAATCATTTCATTCTTACGTAAAGCATGCACAAGAGTAGTATTATCAATGGGAACCTCCTGTTCAGACATTCCCATTAATGTTTCTAGTATCTTTTGATGTGTTACTTTATAAAGACATTGAGGTTTAATAATAGAAAGCACAAAACCCAAACTATCAGGATAATTAATGACTGTTGAAAGAATTGCTTTTTCAAATTCAATATCTTGTGGTGGGAGTTTACCAAAATCATTAGCCGGTAATGGTGGTTTTCTGTTGTAATTCCGTTTCTCGGCCATAGTTGTAATTCTCTTTTAGTTGTTGATATTTCTCAAATACTTTCTGCCATCTACTATCTTGTGATACAAGCACACTTTGAGCTACATTATGTATTTGAAAGTGTTCACCTTTTGTAAGAAGAATGATATTTGGTTTATACAACCGAAATTGCTCATACGTTTTCTTAGTAAGCAAATGGTGGAAATTATTGATATCAAAGAAGTATAGTTTATCACCACTAAGTTCTGAAACATGTGGGCGTTCGTTCCATACTTCTTTGAATAATTCAAGTTCACCAGTCGGCTGCCGAAACTTAGGCTTTATAGCTTTACTCTTTGTATTAATAGAAGTAGTTATTGCTGTTCTTACTTTTTGTGCTTTATCATCAGTACGTAGGTGTTGATGGTTACGACAATAGTTGTGAGAGAATATTGGAAACGTACATGTTTCGTGTTTACAAATTTTTGCCATTTACTTTTTAATTACATGACATATATAGTCACATTTATACTCAGTTTTTTGATTCTCTGTAAGCTCAGTCAGTGACTTAATACTATCAAATCCATGTTGGTCAAGAAGTTCTTTATAATCAAAGAACTGTTCCGGACTAAGATGCATAATACTACTAAATTGTCGTGAAGTATCAGTTTCACCACCAAGCGTATTGCCATTCATTGCTTCAAAAGACCATTGAGCATTTGCTTTTAGTCCAATTTTAATCATTTATGTTTTTGTTTTTAATGTTTCAATATCTTTTAAAATATTATCAATTATTTCTCTTACAGGATCAGGCAATCTAAAATATTCTTTTACATTATCATCATGATGTATTACTTGAAATAATACTTTATACATATCTGGTGCCTTAGATGCTATTATAGCATTTGTTTCAGCAATATCTTCACCTACTTCATCACAATATAATAATACTTTTGATTCGTAATTATCAGAATCATTAAGCATATATATTCCTGCAAATTGAATAGGATACCAAGGTGCTGGACTATGAATTAATTTTTTCATTTTATTTGTTTTAAAATCCTACATAAATAAATTCAAGAGTAATATCACTTATCGGAAACTTACGTTCTTCGAAATGAATATGACCTTGCATATGAGGTTGGTAATCAATAGGGCCGACAACTGGTGGAATACCACTGATGTTGTAATCAAATATTGATATTATCATAATTTAAAATATTGCTAAAAATGAAGTCGGCCTACTTACTCCGACATAAAAAGCTTGTAACTTACGTTTGTTTGATATAGGCTTTACACTCATGATATCACTTAAATCTACATAGCATCCCTTTATGGTACTACCTTGTATCTTATAGTTATTCATAGCATAGCCATACGATATATTGGCAAACTTTCCTTTGAAAGCTTGATGTTCGGACCATTCATGCGTTTTTATCGCAGTACGTTTCAGCTTATCCAAATGGTTTTTGTAAAGAGGATAACCATTTTCAGTAGGAACAAGCAATTGCACTGTCTCTTTTGATTTAGGTTTTCTTCCAACTTTTGGAACTGATATGACAAAACATTCAACAAACTCTACCATTTCAATATGTAGATTTTGAATACGGAATGATTGTCCATTGTACGCGATAATATTCATGTGTGGTGCATACTGTTCATTCATAACAATAAGTTCGCCGGGAACATACATTTCATTTGAGTTCTCCACCCAAAGCATATTCCGAATTACTTTATTGTGTTCGATTATACGCTTGTTTCTGTATGCAGTGATACGAATATCCATTCCAGCCTGAAAGTTCTTTACATAGCTGTCTATGGCTTTGTCCATGGTTGTAATTGAATATCCTTTACCTTTTACTGCATCCCATTGCTGAGTCATAGTAGAAAGGAAAGAAACATCTTTATCACCGGCAATATGTTCACAAATTTCGTCACCAAGAATTGCTATATGATCTTCATTCTCTTGACGCATTTTAATGGTAAGTCGATACTTGTTCTTGAAATCAAAAGTAGGACTATCATTATCTCCATCAGCTTCAATTGGTGGCAACTGATTAGAATCACCGAGCCATATAATCTTAGCTGTTTTAGAGCAACACTTACGAAGCATAGCAATCATACCTTTTGAGAACATAGAGCATTCATCTACTACGATGTACTTATATCCCATAAGTTCCGAAAACTGACTACCACCATACTTTTCTACAAAATACAATGTTCCATTAGGATCATACATTGCTGTAAGATTAGCTGCAGAAGCATAAGTAGTAGTATTCGGTATTGACTTCATAAGGTTGATACGTGCCATGTGAGTAACACATACACCAATTACGGTATTCGGAACATACCATTCATCTGAGTTCTGTTTCTTGCGTTTAAATAACTCTTGAATCAGAAAGGATTTTCCGGTTCCTCCTTTACCTTCAATAGTAAAATCAAAATCAGTATCAGATTTCAAAAAAGCTCGTAATAGCTGAATGGCTTCTTCTTGTTCTTTATTGAGAGTAACATTCGGGTCCCGGTCAGCTGACTTCTTTGGTTTCTTTTCTTTCTTTGGTTTTACTACTTTAGGTTGGTTAAATAAATCAATAGGTTTATCTTTCATACTCCAAATAAATAAAAATCATTAGGATCGTTGTGTTGTTTACTGTAATCATTCTTGTACATTTCCAATTGAATATATGCTCCAAGTTCTTTCTCTTCTTTGTCTTTTTTGATGAACTGTTTCTCGCCGGCATTGAACGGCTTAATGAAGTTCTGATAATCTTTGAATCGCTTGCATAGTAATTCAAATGTCAACAATTCTTTAGTAGGAAGTGGTTTATTCAATATGGTAAGCATAACCTGGTATATTACCTCAGCATTACCAATAGGACAAAGAACATAAAGCTTATCTAAGAACTCATCATAGGTTGTAGTTACAGAGTGTGTAGACATAGCTTTTTATATTTTTGTTTTGAAACTGTTTCTCCAGTTATTACATGCATACCAATAATTAATGATAATGTAGAAAATACATCAGGGAAAATATTGATATCATGTAGTTTCATACAAATATTTATCTTTTCATCAATAAATTCTATACGTTCATCATTTTTCCACACAAGAAAGAGATGATTGTATTCATCCATTTGTATGTATGCAACTTCTTTTTCTATGGTTTCAAAAAGGGCGCTTTGCTTCTCTCTGTTGAACTTAAATATGTAACCTAAGTAGTCAGCATAGAAATTCAATTTAGATAGCTCAAACGAGCTTAAATTTGGTTTTACTAATTTTGTTTTCATTTACGTTATGTTTTATGAAAGTGTTATCTTTGTCGCAAATCATTATGATATGCTATTTACAAATAAGGAAATAAGTAAAAGAGTCCTGGCCAAAGTAAAAGAACAGGATCCAGTAAATTTTAAATCTGTCACGCGTAACGATATAGAAAGACTACTGAACTATTATGGTCAAGTAATTTCCCATATCATTAAGCGTGGAGGTTTTCTTACATTATCAGTATACAAGACACACAAATTCAACCGGTGCATACGAATAGCTCCGATTGAAAGAAGAATAATCTACAAAGTGTTTCTTGAAAGATGTATAAGAAGAAATATGATAATAACGAAAGCCATTAAGGAGAGAACTACCTTTTTGAACCAATAGTTTTTTTATGAAACTCTTTTTCAAACTCTTCTTGTATTCGATCTTCGTCATTTATACGACCATTGATAATAGCAAGCCAACAAAATAAATTATTTATAAGCACAATGACTTGCATAAAAGGTATAACATATAACTGGCATTCATCATCTGATTCAATATAGAATAATAGGCTTGAAGCTTTATGTACACGTTTTAGTGCATAAGCAAGGCATATATTCAAAAGTACAATAGTTATCCAAAATAGGAATAGTACTGCCATCCATTGAATAGGTGAGAATAAGCCAAGAACATGATTATTGTTTGTTCGGAAATCATATTCAAGACCAAGGAACATACCGATAAACAAAATTATCGACAATATGCTATAAATGAGATTTTTCATCTTAATTTACTTTTTTGAGATATACTAAGTTTGTGTTACTTACTGCAATCGCCGGCGGTTCACCAATAACAAGTTCTTTAATCTTATATGGCAACGCAAGGTTATCGTCTTTCGGCTCAATAGAGTCTACTTGTAAGAAGTTTTTTGGATAAGATGGAGAAGAATATACTTCACCAACTTTTAGTTCTTCTTTGGTATCATAAGAGTATCTACGCAACTCAATAGTTGGTACGATAGCTACCGGTTCTTTTACGAACAACATTTTTATTGTTTTCATTTTATTCCTTTTTTAAAATATTATTTAATTCAATTAGTAAATCATTTCTTTTTTGAATCTCAGCTACTAATAATGCACATTTGATATGATAAGAATAAGACATACCATAATCTTCTTTGCTATCAATAGCATGTTGATGATTAAGCATAATAAAATTATCTATTAATTCCAATGCTTCTTTATTTATTTCAGTTGCCATTATTTAATTTTTAATTTAAAACGAAAACGTCCAGATACAATAAAGTATCTGGACGTTTAATTTATATCAATCTATTATTTACTGAAAGATATATTAGCTAACCATATGAACTAGATAGTTCTTGTATAATTTGACAATATACCTTTTTAAAAAGGTGATTGATATCCGAAACAAATCTAATAATAACCGTAATCACGCATAGTAGTGTGTCGCTGCATATTGCAAACGTCTGTCCGGTGATGGGATGAATTATTGATTGTATCATGATACAAATATAATAATTATTTTGAATTAGTAAAAGCTATTAGTACATCTTTTAATTTTTCAGAATAATATTTTTGTTTAGAATCAGCAGCATAAGCAGCAGCAGCAGCAGCAGCAGCATAAGCATCAGTAGCAGCAGCAGCATAAGCAACATAATCAGCAGCAGCATAAGCATCAGTAGTAGCATAAGCAGCATAAGCAGCATAAGCAGCTTTTCTAAGAATAATTAATTCATCTTTAGTAATTAGATTTTTATTAAATTTTACAATTCCATCTAAACATTCACGAACTCTTTTATCATCAGGATATTTATTTTCAAATATTGGTAAAACAGCCCATGATAATAATAATGATAGTTCTTTCTTTTCATCTAAAGTTAGTTCACAACTATTATATATAAACCAACGCTTATCTTTAATATTTACTGATTCAATTGACAAAATCTCTTTTATTGTAACATCATTATTATTTGGAAATAATGTTTCAATATCATTAGATGAATAACATCCTTTTCTTGAAAGTAATTCTTGTTTTGTAAATAAAGTTTTCATAATTATTTTCTCCTTTTCTTTTTATAATTGTTACGTTTTTGCTTTTTAGTGTCCCATGATTTATCCCATAATTCTTTTAATCCTGATATTACAGAATCTTTATTTATTATATCATAATTAAATACAGGAACTTCATTCATTTGTTGAGTAATACCAATAGAACTGGCTTTCAATAAAGAATCTTTTCCTTGTGCATCATACTGTTCTTTAGTAACAACTATTATATTTTTAATAGATGTATCTTTAGCAATCATACGAGTAATTTCACTGGCATAATCCATTGTAGCTTTATCAGGAACAATAGCAATAATACCTTTATGATGTGCTTGTCCTAATCCATTTAATTCAAATGGTATTTGTTCAATAGAAGCCATTAAAGTCTTTCCTATGTTACGAGCACCCAATCTATGCATCATTATTGATTTACCATTATCTACATTACCAATGATACCAATACGTGTTGGTTCTTTCTTACCAGATAATACATCAAAACTATCTTTATCAATCCATGTAAATGGTTCAATAACTTCATCTAATGCTTCTTTGGTTACTTGATTGTATTTATCCATCATATCTTTCCAATCTTCAAAATTAAAAGATGGGTCAGGACAATCGCGCATGTATTCTTTGTATTCTTTGAAACCTGTCATAATAACCGGTTCATTCCAAAGATAATCTTTTGAAAACTCAACATTAAAAGGCATACCATGTAAACCAAGACCAGATTCATTTTCTTGAACAAATGTAGGTTTCTTACTGATACCTTTTATCAATTCAACAAGCTTATCGAAATCTATATCTTTTGGTGGTTTTACTACAAGTATTCCTTCTGCAGTTTTAAACATTTTCATTAGATTATGCATTGGTTGTGGTTTTTGCATCTTTTCAACAAATAATGCAAGTACATTAGACAAGTCTACCTCACTGCCGGTAGTTGTATTTCCGACAGTGATAATATTCTTACTAAGAAGAAATTCTTTAGCCAATGATTCAAGTTTACTTATGTTTTCTTCTAAGTCCATAATTATATCTCGTTATTTTGTTTTAATAAAAGACTATTGTGGTAATTTATTAAAGCTTGCATAACTTCTGGTTCTAATGCAACAACTTTATTGTGGTGATTGTCTACAGCTAACCATATTTGATAACCATCAAATGAAGCATATACGCCATCACCTATATATTTATTTTCTTCGTTCATAATATCGATTTTAAAGCGTTCTAATGATAGATTTATCTTTCTTTGTATGATTGTTTGGTTTACTCCATAAAGTAGCAAGAGAAGTGATTGATTTGCTTAATTCAGCATTTACTGCAGCAGCACTCTTTATTACTTCTTCCACAAGAACAGATAACGACTTATCTTTAATGACAAGTACTGTTGCTGTTATCACACATCCGTATTCTAATCTTTTCAGACCATCCGGATAGGTAAGTTTACATATCATCTCCTGAAAACGCCCTATTAGGAACTTACCGAACTTCGGTTGACACACATCGACTACGATAGTATTACCTACACATACTTTTTCTTTTTTCATTTTATTTGAGTTTTAGTAATAATATTAAAAATGTTCCATATATCCATTTTCAGAAGCCCATTCATTTCCATGACTACCCATATGAATTGAATCATATGATTTTTTTGAGCTTTCTTTCATGAAATATCTACTATATTCTTTATAAATTAAATTGGTAAATTTAAGTTCAAATTCATATCCTTCTATATTTTTCATAAACCACCAACAATAAGATACTCCTTCTTTGGTTTTAAATATTTCTTCAATAACACATCCTTTATATTTACCAAATGGAAATACATCTTTTTCTTTTAGTATTTTTTTATTTCCCATAATTATTTATTTAATAATAATTTCTATGTTCGCAATTACATTTACTATGAAGCGGAATATCATACGATACTTTAAATTGCAAGTACATATCGTTATGCTTTGAAGTAATAGGCCAATATCCTTCCATATAGTTTGTATTGGCATACATAAGACCAAATTCAATATTGACAGAAGTACGATAACCAATGCCAATATATTCAGAAAAGAATAGATTATTACGCGAGGTACGATCAAATTGATTGGGAACTAATTTAAACTGATTGCTTAAAGTATTACCATTTAAATGAAATCCAACAACACCATAGAACACACCAGTGCTAAGCAGATTGATACCTATTGAAGCCATCTCTACATTATATGAGTATTGGCGTTCTCTACGTCGTTCATTATCTATCCCGGACATCATAGTAATAGCCATTACTGGTTGTATTACTACTGGTCCAATGATATGATTGAATGAAGCGGATAGACTGGCACCAGTTTCATTACCGGTATCTGTTTTTGGAGCAATAATAGCACCTGTAATAGATAAAAAAGATTGTCCTACTACCATTATAGGTAATAGGACAATTAATAGTAATAGTTTCTTCATTTTATTTATTTTCGTCGGGTTCATAATAAACACGAGCAGGTTTGCTTAACTCAATATCAAATATCTCAATGATAGCACCAGAGAAGAACATAAGTCCTATCAATACCACCAATACAAATAATAACATAAATGTCTTTTTACGTTTTAGTTTCATGAGATTGTCTTTTAAAGTATTTGAATAGCGCATAAACTGTCAGAAACAGGGCAAGGATGAACGTTCCATCACCAACTGGCACTGTATTCCAAGGCTTGTCATAACAAAGACTACAACCATGCTGACAACATCTTCCTGCAACATGCCAATAAGGATTACATGTATTAGGATAACCATTATGATAATCCTCTTGATGCCAACAATTAGATTGTTGTTCTACATATATTGGACTAGGAGTATATGTGTTTAATGTTGCTTGTGGAAATACAGCAGGTTGAGTAAAAATAGTTTCATTCATAAATTTGTTATTTGATTATTAGTTTGTGATCTATAAGGGAATCAAACCCTCTCTATCCTTAAATTGAATTACTAACATGCTATTCAGTCAAGAATTACCTTGAAATGTCTGTCACTAGTGATCACTAGTTGCTTGATTGTTTCATTCCAGATTGTGCGTCATTTACACTAATAGACCGATCCCATACATTTGTTCGATTGAGTAACTAAACTTCAATACTACCAGTGTACAGACTGGTCTGTGATATAACCCGGATTCGAACC